CTCGGATGCGGCCAGGTCGGTGAGCGCGCGCGCTTCTTTGACCAGTGCCGACTTGCGGGCTTGCAGCTCGCGCAATTGCTTGCTCATGAATGTCGTCCTTAAAAACAAAAACCGCCTCGAGGGCGGTCGGATTCAATGCGGCCGTCGGGCCAGGTAAAAAACAGCGCCCGTCGGAGCGCGATGACTAGCGAACTAACAAGGGGTCGGGTGGCGAACTAATAGGGAACTTCTGGTTCGCCAACGGAATGACGTGGCACGCGGGATTCAAACTTGACTCTTGCGTTCTGCCACGCATGACGACGACATGCGTTGCTGCGCCGCGCAATGGGCGATCCCTTCGAATAAAGTCGTAAATGTCGCCCGTTCGATGCAGGACAAACGATTGCCCTTCTTGCATCTGCCCCACTCGTTTGCGAGCCAGGCACTTGCGGCCTCGCTTGCAGGTTCCATCGCACGGCGAGCACGCTTGGTTCGCAATCACCAGAACGCCATCGCGTTGCGCGCCTGATTCAATTTCGAGACCGCGGGCTTTCCCGCTCGCTGCATTTTGCGAATCACTTCGGACATCGTCGCAATACCGTCGACCATGCGCTGCGCAAGCGCTGCATCGGCTCCGAGCACTCGGCCCTGGCCCATGCCGTCGCGAACCGAAGCCACGCCAACGCCGCGGCCTTTGGCGACCGCTGCAACGAAGGCGCCGTAGTAGTCGTCCACGCGCGATTGCAGGAACGCATTAGCGTCCTCATCCAGTGCTGCATACGGATTGCCCTCGGTTTTGTACTTGCCGGCCGAGATCAGCGTTGTCTTGACGCCGGCGGCATCGAGCGCTGCGCTCATGTCCTGGTGCGCTTGCCAGACGCCGATCGAGCCGACCTCGCCACCAGGCGTCACATAGAGCTCGGAGGCCGAGCTCCCGATCCAATAAGCCGCGGACGCCGCCATTGAGTTTGCGATCGCGACGATCGGCTTGATCTTGCGTGCGGCCAGGATCTCGTCGGCCAGCTCGGCCACGCCGTAGACCGAGCCGCCAGGCGAATCGATATCGATGAGAATCTGCGAGACACCGCCGTCTTGAAGTGCCGCCTTGAGCGCCTTCGAGAAGACCTGGGTGCTCGTGACGCCTGGCGCCGAGACGTCCTGAACCATGTTGCCGCGTTGCATTACGACGCCGTAGAGCGGCAGCACGGCGATGCCGCCCGAGCTGCTCGAGGCCGATGCCATGGAGCGCACGTCACGAGCTGCGCGATCGGCTGCAACCGTCTCGCGCGTCTCGCTCGAGGCCGGCACCGACTGCGACCAGCGCGTCAGCACCGAATGGATGGACGCCAGGCGCTCGGGCATCAAGGCCCAGGGTGTCGACATAAATTCAGCAATCAGCAATTCGCGGCTCATGCGGCCCCCAGTTTTTTGAGTGATGCGACAAGCGATGCTTCATCGAGATCTGTCGTTGTCGCCCAATGCCAGACCTGGTCGAAGGGCACCGCGAGCGCTTCGCTCACGAGCTCGATGTCCTTCGTGTTGATAGCCCCGGCTCGACTAAGGCGTCGCGCGAATCGATTTGCAGTGGCCGACAGAACTCGAGCCAGGCGTGCGTCAGGCTCGGAGGTATCGTCGGGCGGCTCGGTTGATTCGAGCTTCGGATCTTCGGCTTGCTCTGCATCGAGCTCGGTATCTTCGGCATAACTCTCTTCGACCATGTTGAGCGGGCGCAGTGGCTCATCGAGCCCCGCAAGCGGATTCAGATTCTCGGCAATGCGGGCTTCGTTGCGTGTCATCCAGCCGTTCTGAATTCCCGACTGGTAATAAGCCGATCGGCTTGCGGCATCGCCGCGCATGAGGTTGGTGAAGTCAAACTCGACCTCGATCGGATCGGAATCGAGAAGCAATTCGGACTCGATGCTCGCTTCCCAGCGCTCGGCCCACGGCGTCATCGTGTGCATGATGAATTCGAGCGACTGCTGCTCGATGTTGGAGAACGTCGCCCGGCTCAGATCACCAATCATGTGAGGCGGCACCCGGAAGATCCGAGCGATGTCGGTGATCTGAAAGGCGCGCAGCTCGAGAAACTGAGCATCCTTATTCGTGACGCCGACCTCGTGAAACTTCATGCCCTGCTCAAGCACCAGCACCTTGCCGCGGTTCGCCCCCGACTGAGCACTTTGATAGGACTCGCGAAATACCTTGCGGGCCTCGGTGTCCTTGAATGCGCCAGGGAACTCGATCCAGCCGCCTGTGGGCTTCGCATCATTGGCAAAGAACCGGCCGCCGTAGTCCTGCGCTGCGAGCGCCATGCCGAGCGAATCGCGCGCGAGCTCGACCGGACTGAGCCCGACGATGCCGTCACTCGACAGGCCGCGCAGATGCCAGACGTCGGTGCGCGCGAATACGATCTCCGAGCCCTGGCGATTCAGAAACCGATAGCGGTAATCGCCCGACTCGAGCAGCTCGATGCGAACGCGATCCGGGTGCATGGGCACGAGCTCGGTGATCTCGCCGCGGTTGTTCGCGATGATCCGGCAGTAGGCATTCCCCCGCAGCGCCAGGTGGCCCTGGAGCATCTCGCGGAATTCGAATGCGTTCTGGAATTGATTCGGGCGCCGGCAAAGCAGTCGGTGCAGCCAGTGGTCCGTCACTCGATCCTTGCCGCCGTCCGCGCGGGCCTGGTAGAGGCAAAGCGGCAGCTGGGCCATCGCTTCGGTCAGCACCCGCACGCATGCATAGACGGCAGCCAGGCGCATCGCCGACTCGGGCGAGACACGGGCGCCGCTCGCGGTTCGCACCGATGTCGGAGAGAACCAAAAGTCGCCCCACGGTGATCGGTCGTCGGTGCTTGCGCGAAACCAAGACGACACCGTGTCCATGATTCCCATTTCAGAGCATGACCAGTTCGTAGTCCGAACCAAGCACGAGCGATTTACTTGGCTTGATCGCTCGGGTTAATGCAGTGATTAGCGCAACGATGCCGTCGATCTTGTTCTCCGGGCGCTCTTTGCGCGGATAGATGTTGTCCTTGATGTCCAGATGCGCAACGACATTGCTCGCCATCCAGGTCATCACCGGGTCGCCGTCATGGATGAGCTTCTTCTGAAGCACGAGCGCCTCGAGGTTTTTCATAGGCTCCGAAAAGTTCAATACAGTCGGGCGCACCTCAATCATCGGAATGCCCTCGGCGAGCATGCGCGTCGACAATTGCGTGGCCTGGAACGGATCGAATCCAACCGCTTGAATCTCAAAGCGACTGATTGCCTCAAGCAGATCGGCCTCGATCCATGAATAGTCGATGACGTTGCCAGGCGTCACCGTCAGCCGGCCCGCTCGCATCCAGCCGGGATACTGCGAGTTGTAGGCTGCATTGACCGCGTCCTCGGGCAAGTAGTAGCGACCGAAAACACAAAAGCCGTCGGTGAGCTCCGGGTGCGGGAAGAGCATCACGAGCGCAGCAATGTCTGTCTTGCTCGCGAGATCGAGTCCAATCCAGCACGGTTGACCGACAAAATTCTCAATGTTCAGACTCGGGTCACCGCATGCGTCCCAGGCCCGCATGTCGAGCCAGGCGGTGTCGGCGTTGACCCATTCGTTCAAGTGCTTCGTCTTGAAGTTATTGACCGCGCTCGGCAGCTGCATCGCTTTCGCTTGCAGTGGCACGAGCACCTCTTCGCGCACGGAGATTCCCCAATTGGGATTCGCTTTGCGCAACGAGTCGGCATGCGTCCAGTCATCGCCGTCGTCTAGGCCGTAGATGATCCCGAACTGACTCTCGTCCTGCGCCTGGCCGCCGAGCACCTTCGAGACAAAATTGCGGACCTCGTAGCAGATCCCCGCGCGGTTCGATCCAGCCGTCGTAATCACCCAGAGCAGCGAGTTGTCGCGCTTGCCGGTGCCGGTCTCGACCACGTCGTACACGTCGCGCCGCTTGTGTGCGTGCAGCTCGTCGATGCATCCGAAGTGAATATTGAGACCGTCGAGCGTCGAGCCCTCGGCCGACAGTGGCTCAAACTTTGAGCCAGTCGAAAGGACGCTAATCGTGTGAGCGTTGACCGCGGCCTTGAACCGCTCCGAGAAGCCAGGCGTGCGCCGAACCATCGTCTGCGCATCGCCGAAAACAATGCGCGCCTGGTCGCGGGTCGTTGCAAGCGAATAGACCTCGGCGCCGCCCTCCTGGTCGGCCACGAGCATGTAAAGCGCGAGCGCCGACGAGAGCGTCGACTTCGCATTGCCGCGGGGCACCTCGATGTAGCTGCGCCGAAAGCGCCGCTTGCCGTCGGGCTTAACCCAACCGAAGACAGTCGCCAGAATGAAAACCTGCCAGGGCTCGAGCCAGATCCGCTCACCGGCGAGCGGTCCCTTGACGTGCGGCAGCCGCTCGATGAATCCGCAGATCTGGTCGACGGGGCGAAATTGCTGGCCCGACTTCGCCGTGATCAACGGGTTGAATTCGAACGGGCTCGACTTGCCCTTGAACCGCGCCAGGTCGTCGAGCTGTCGCTGCGCGGCCAGCTTGACCCACTTGCACGCCAGGATGTCCCCGTCGACCAGCTGTTGCGCGTACTCGGTCGCGACGTCGGTGTAGGGGCGCGCCATCAGACGACGATGTCGGCCCAGGCGTCGACCGACTTCTCGGGCGCTTGCTTGGTCGAAACCTTCGTGCGCGAGGCGGGCGTAAACCCCATCTCGATCGCGGCCTTGATCAAGAGCGCCGCCTGGTTGTTCGCGATCGACAGGTAGGGCGAGATCATCGGCACGCCGGTCTTAGGTGCCTTGACGATCATGCCCTCGGTCTGCAACGCGACGTGGGCCAGGCGGTAGCAATCGGAT